GCGAGCCCAGGTAAAGCGCGCGGTTCTCTTCTCTTCAAAGGCACACACGGGCGGGCTTTCGGGTCCGCCTTTTCTTGCGCTTGACATAATCGTGACAACATGTCACGATAAGACAGTTCCCGAAATCGTGACAGGTTGTCACGGGAACGCGCCAAAGGGCCGAGGCGAATATCGGAAAACCAAGAGTGCGACGGCTTTGTGGAGCGAACGAAAATGTCTGGACCAAACTTCGACCAGCAAGAACAGTTTGACGCGGCGACCGTTGAAGCCGTGACCGGCACCAAGCGGGCAACCCTTCGCCAATGGGAAACGCGCGAAGTCTACATCTGCGATCTCCGGCGGGCTGCTCCCGGCGTGCTCTCCACTATTCAGGCTCCGGATTGGCCTGATCGCCTGGACCGCGCCAAGGATGTTCTCCAGAAGTACGAGCGCGGCTGGCGGTCCTACACCCTGGGAGACATGGTTCGGATCGCCTACATCAATGCCATGATGGAGTCCGGTGTTGATGCGCGCGAGGCGGGCCGCGCTGCGATGGTACTTTCGCTTCCGGAGGCATGGGCTAACTCCGTTCCGTCCGGAAGGGAACTTCTCCGGCTGCAAAATCCGACCGATGACCCCGATACGCCCGATGAACTGGTGGCATTCGTGCCGGGTCTCGATCTGCCGTTCAGCAACCCTTACCAGTTCCGCTACGGGGCGCCGAGCAAAGAGCACGGGGCCGATATTGGTATGTTCGGGGCGCTCCACGAATGGCAGACCCGGTTCAAGCCTTTTCTCAAACTGCTGCGGACCAGCAAACGTGCTGCGGTCATTCTCAATCTGTCCGACTTGCGGCGTGAAGTGGTCGCGCGTCTTGAGGAGTTCGAGCGCGGCTCTGAGGATGGCCGGTAATGCAGTTCGACGGCGCCGCGCTTGCTGTGATTCTCCGCGAACAGGAAAGCCCGGTTCAGATCTGCGATCTGTCAGGGATGTATGTCAAATCGGTTTCCGGCGCGGAAGCGGCCGATATCGTTCGAAGCGATTACCGATATGTCGGTGTGGGGCATTCGAAGCGAATCCGTTGCATTCAGCCGATGACGGGCGGGCGCATTGGCGGCGTAGCGTGGCGTGGCGGTAGTCACACCACAAAGCGCATTCCGATCCTGAACGAACAGGGCGAAAAAATCACGGGTCTTCTCATCACTGAACACAAGGGCCTGGCCTTCAGCCGACCGCAAGGATAAATTCACATGAACATCTGGCCTTTTAAGACCCGCTCTTTCGAGCGGGACGGAGCGGTGCGCCTACGCGCGCTGTGGGACGCGGCCGGCGGCGGTAATCGCCTGGCGAACTGGACCGCGCCGGGCACGAACTTTCAGACCACGATACCGGCGCCATTGCTCAAGGAACGGGCGCGGGATGCGTACCGCAATAATCCGTGGGCGCGGCGCGCCGTGAATCTCATCTCTACCGATGCCATCGGCGCGGGCATCAAGCCGCAACTGCGGTCTGACAATGCCGACGCGAAGAAAGCGTTTCAGCGGGCCTGGAACCGCTGGACGGATGAATGCGACTTCAACGGGCGGTTCGACCTGTACGGCTTCGAAAAGATGCTGTTGCAGACCGGGGCCGTTGACGGTGAGGCCCTGGTACGGCTGATCGTATCCCCCGGCGCGGCGCGAGTTCCCTTGCAGCTTCAGTTGCTCTCCAGCGAGTTCCTGGATTCCAGCCGGGTTGACAGTCGCACGTTGAACGGCATCCGGTACGATGACGCGGGCCGGCGCGCCGGGTACTGGCTCTACACGAAACACCCGGCGCGCGCTCCGAGCATGGTTTCCGTGGAGATTCCCGCGGCCGATATCGCGCATACGTTCTGGCCGGAACAGCCGGGCCTGGAACGGGGTACGCCCTGGCTCGCGCCTGTTCTGGTTCCGTTGCGCGAGTTGCAGGAGTACATGGAAGCGCAGCTCGTCCGCTCGAAGGTGGCGGCGCTGTTTGCGGGCTTCGTCCGGACGCAGGACGGTAGCAACCCGCTGAACCAAAAGACGGACGATACCGTTCCGTTTGAACCCGGCACAATGGCACGGCTCAAGGCCGGTGAGGAAATCGAGTTTTCGACTCCCCCGGATGTGGGCATTTGCTTCGATCCATTCATTAGGGCGCAACTGCGGGCAATCGCCAGCGGGCTGAACATTCCGTACGAGTACCTTTCGGGAGATCTCTCCGGCGTGACGTTTGCCAGCGGGCGCCATGCGCTGTTGGCCTACAAACGCCAGCTTCAGGCTGCCCAAGATTTCCTTGTGGTGTTCCAGTTCCTTCGGCCGGTGCTCAAGACCTGGGTGCGCCTTGCGATTGCGGCCGGCGAACTCCCCGGTTCACCCGAGGATTACGAGGACGTCCGATGGATCGGTCCCGAACTTGAAATGCTTGACCCGAAGGCGGACGTTTCCGCGAACATCCAGAAGGTTCGCGCCGGAGTCTTGCCGCGGTCTGAGTGGATCGCGCGGACCGGCTGGGATGCGGACCAGATAGACGCCGAAATCGCAGCCGACAACACGCGCGCGGACCGGCTGGGCCTGGTGCTCGATACGGACCCGCGCAAGACCACGATGCAAGGGCAGGAACAACAGAGCGCAACCGCGCAGGAGCAAAAGCAATGATGCCGATACCGAATATCCCCCCGGAGGTGCGGGTGCAGTACCCGGAGCCGGACCCGCGCCGGCTCATGGGCGTGGCGTTCCGCAAGATCCGTGAGGCGCTGCAAATCTTCCGGCAGGTTCCGCCGAGTTATCGCCGGCCGGAAGTAGACGACCTGGTGAATGTTTTGGAGAAATATACATGAACGAACAGATTCTCACCCGTGCGGCTCCATTCGAGCCCGCAACATTTGACGCGGAAAAGCGAACCGTTCAGGTGGTCTTTTCGACCGGGGCGGACGTGATGCGCTCCGATTGGGAAGGGCTGTATCTCGAACGCTTGAGCATGGACGCCGCGGCCGTGGATCTCTCCAAACTGATCGGCGGGCCGGTGCTCGACAACCACGATAGGTTTTCCGGCGTGCGCTCCATTCTGGGCGTGGTGGAAGCCGCGAACGTGGACGGCAAGCGGGGCCTGGCTGATATCCGGTTCAGTGAAAGGCCGGAAGTACAGGGTGTTATCGCGGACGTGGGGAGCGGCGTTATCCGCTCCGTTTCGGCCGGCTACCAAGTTCAGAAGTGGGACACATTCAAACGGGCCGATGGGACCCGAATCAAAACCGCAACCCGGTGGACTCCGGTGGAGGTTTCTTTCACTCCGTTGGCGGCCGATGCCGGGGCGCAGACAAGAGGAAAAACGATGATCGAAACGCTACAGACTCAGATTCGAAGTCTCGTTGAACTGTCCGGGCTCCCGGCGACGTTTGGCGAAGACCTGGTTACGCGGAACGTCGCCACAATCGAGGAGGCGCGCACCGCAGTCTTCACGGAGGCGGCGCGGCGCACTCCGGTGATTCAGCATCAGGCGCCCGCCACGGTAACCCGCGAGGCGGCTCCTGAAGAGACCTTGCGGGCGATGGGCGAAGCGCTCTACACTCGCGCGGACTCCGCGGCGAAGCCGAGCGAACAGGCGCGGCCCTGGGTTGGGCGCCGCGTGGCGGACCTGGCGCGCGAGTTGCTCCGTGTCCGCGGTCTGTCCACCTTCGGCGGCGATGCCGAGGTAATCACTCGCAGCTTGAACACGACCAGCGACTTTTCCTTGCTGCTCTCGAACCTGGCGAACAAGACCCTTCAAGCCCGCTATCAGGCGGCACCGAGCGGCATCAAGAGCGTGTGCCGGCGCTCCACCGTCAATGACTTCAAATCAAAATTTCTGCTCCGGCGCGGCGAAATGCCCACGCTTCAAAAGGTCACCGAGAAGGGCGAGTTCACCCGTGGCAAGATGCTGGAAGGGCGCGAGGGGTACAAGATCGACACCTTCGGCCGCATCTTCGGTATCAATCGGCAAGCGCTCATCAATGACGACCTGGGCGCCTTCACGGATGTGGCGGCCGATTGGGGCCTGTCCGCGGCGGAGTTTGAAAACTCCTTCCTGGTAGATCTGCTCGCCAGCAACAGCGGCGCCGGCCCGAAACTGATGGACAGCAAGGCCCTATTCCACGTGGACCGCGGCAACCTCGCCGCTACGGGTGGCGCAATCTCCGATACGACACTGAGTGCAGCGCGGCTCGCGTTGCGGGGTATGAAGGGACTGGATGGCACTACCCCGATTAACGCGACGGCCCGCTATCTCACGGTCCCTGCGGCGCTGGAAACGGTCGCGGAACGGTGGCTCGCAACGATTGCGCCTGCACAGGCGGCGAACGTGAACCCGTTCAGCGGCAAGTTGGATCTGGTGGTGGACCCGCGGCTTGACGCCAAGAGCGTAACGGGATGGTATTTGTTCGCGGACCCGGCGGTCCTTCCCGTGATCGAATACTCCTATCTGTCCGGCTACGAGGGCGTGCAGGTCGAAACGCGCAACGGCTTCGATGTTGACGGCGTGGAAGTGAAGGCCCGGCTCGACTTCGGCGCGGGCGGCATCGACTCCCGCGGCGCC